TTCAAGATATTATCTTTCAAGTATAGCGATGGATCCTGACAATCTGTCAAGGATTGAGGTCGGTGTGTCGCATCGTCCACAGGCTTCTGTGGATAAACCTGTGGATAATTATTCAAGGCCAGCCACCAGAGAATCATCAACCAGCTTGACCGAGAATGCACCGCAACCAGAGCATTGAGCAAACCATTCGTGAAGCGTCAATTCGGCTCCCTTTGTGATGAGGTGTTCCTTACGCCCATCACCATAGAGCTTCTTGCATATTGAACAATCAAATCGCAGCAGTGGCATATTCGCTCCTGATCAATGTGTCAATCGGATTCAGATTGGCCTGATCGACCCACCAGGAATCCTGACGTGGATTCTTAAATCGCTTGCGTCTGGCAAAAGATACTGGAAGCCAGCCGGCGATGTGATACACCGGCGACTTTCCGACTACCAGCACTGCGATGTCAGTCTCACGATCATTCGGATAGACAATGAGATTTCCACCGACATAGGACGTCCAGCGCACTTCTAGACCTTGACCTACATCAGCTCCTCGCTTGCCGTTTGAGACGTTGATGTCATAATCAAGGCCAAAGTATCTGGCCACAATCATTTCAGCTCCTAAACTTTCGGCATACTCCGAAACCTGCTCATGATTGTTGAGCTTGGAATTGTAGCGAATCGTTGTTCCGAGTTGGCCACTGTATGAGAACACCACATCGACGGCTCGTTTGTGAATCGCCCATTCATCAGCCGCGCTTATTGTCATTTTCTGCATTTGCTACAAAACCACAACACCGGCTCTCCTCCGACTGCACGCAGATAACCGGCACGATCTAGAATCTCGATTCGCTCACAATGGTCGCATTGTTCGCACTTAAACTCTGCAACAATCTTGCCATCGATAAGAGTCCGACCAATCATCGTGTCCACATCAATCATCTCAGTCACGCGGCTCATAGTTGCTCACCTAATTTTATTGTTATTTCCATATCTTCTTCGAATGCTTTTGTAAAAGCGTTTGTCAAAGATTCAAAAATCAATTTAATTATTTCTTCATTCCCATCTGGTTCCGATGATGATGTCCATGATCCAGCCCAGCTTGCCATGATTCCCGTTGATGTTGTGACAAGAGCTGCACACCATTCATCAATTTGTTTCTGAGTCCATTCCTTTTCAATGTTGCTGGCTTTAATAAAGCCATTGACCCAGGCATTTAAATACTTATAAGCAATCGCTCTGTAAGCAATTACAAAATCGTCTTCAATCATACCTGTGGCCTCCACTGTCCATCAGATCCGAGCATGTACCATGCTGGCGCACACTGCTTTGCCTTAGCCTTTTCGGAGCACATATATCCGCCCCAGCCTTTATTCGTCTTAGCTGATGTGCCTTCTCGCCAGATCATGTGACCATGAGAGCACATAGGAGCAGCAGCTACTTGAACGCCGCCTAGATTCTCTTTTATGGTTTCCATAGCTATGCCAAGCGTGGGAATGCCAGCCTCTTCTGCCTCTTCACGTGTCTTAAACGATGGAACGTCTCCATGCTTTGTCGCCCAGTAGTCATAGGCAACGGCAGAATCCTGCACAATCTTTGGATCAATGCGCTCTACCTGTTGCATATTCTGGACTGTTGGCCGCTTATCGGCTCCAAGTACTAGACCGACGCAACGCCCAATCGCTGATGTGACTGTGTCTTCAACAAACCATTTCTTCATCTGGACGTTGTAGGTGTTTACGTTGCCGAATGCGTAGTCAATGCCGGCTGGCTCCTGGTCATCGTAATGGCGATAAACACGGCATTCAACTAGAACGTAGCCTTTCTCTAGGTTGATGTCCATGATTGACGTGTGGATTTTGCCGTCTTTGTGTGTAGCCCAGAATCGCTGGATTCGTGCAGCTACATCTTCGTAGTTTTCTAAGAAACTCACTTAGTCACCGCCTGAGCTGATGCGTGACGGCCTACGGCGCGACCACGTTGATAGCCCTCTTTGTGGCCTTCTTTATAGCCCATTGTGTAGCTCACAATCGACCATAAAATACAGGCCAGACACATAAACAAGAATAAACCGATTTCACTTGTTGTCATTTTTTGCTCCCGTGGGAGCCTTGTCGAATGCTCCCAGATACAGAGTGACATCGATGGCTGACATTTTCAAGATTGACTTCGGCGTGTCTATTTTTTTAGAGCAAACTCCAGCAGTAATTGATCTAAACGTTGCTCAATTCGAGAGACTTGATCCTTGAGACTGTTGCCGCCATTCGGTTGCAGCTCCCGCATGATCGACTTCACCATGAATCTCATTGACGAATAGATGGCAGTCAGCACCGCAAGAACAAGCCCACCGACCGCCGTCCATTCGCCTACACTCACTTCTTGTTACCGAATGCCACGTCTTTAGGATTAGCCCATCGAGCAAGAGCTGGAATAACACCAGCGACAAGCCCCATCGCTAAATCTTTTGGATTTGTGTTGCCCGTAAGATAGACGGCTAACATTCCAGCCACTGAGCTTCTCGCCCATGATGCACCTAACGCCTTAATATCTTTCATTTTTTCTTCTCCTTTGGCTTCACCTTTTGGATTGGCTCGACCACTGGATATTCTCCTGCATAAGTTGTCAAGCGAGCGCGAGCGAAACCAACAATCTCCTTGCCAATATAGCGTTGCTTGAGCATCACCATTCCGCCGTTGCGCTGATCTCCATCGCCGGATGTGTTGCCCTCGATGCAGAGCACGCTGGTCGCTCCTACCTTGACCACAATTCCGATGTGACTGATGCGATCAATGCCATCATGTGGAAAGTCCATAAAGCATAAATCGCCAAGCTGCGGCTTATCCTCAATCCATCGCCCTAACTCTTTCATCTTATGAGCTCCAGCAGCCGTTGAAACCATTGAAGGAATCTTGACTTTTGCCTGGTCAAAGACCCAGTTACAGAAGGATCCGCACCAGGGCAATCCGTCGGCTTTTGTAAACTTGCCGTACTTTGTCAGATTATCGCCAGTCTCAATCGTGCCGACTTCAGCTAGTGCGACCTCGATAATCCGTGCAGCAGTGCCCTGTGGATACATTAAAGGCCAAGTGCCTTCAAATCATCAGCAGTTAATCCAAGTGCAGCCAATTTTGTTTGTGCTGCTAATTTAGCTGCTTCGGCTTCGGCTTCGGCTTTCTTTTGTGCTTCAAAGTCAGCCTTGTCAATCTCCCATTGTGCAAATTCGGCAGTATTCATTTCGCGTGTTTCAATTTTGTTAATTTCAAGATTGTGATGTGTCACTGTTGGTTTTTTCATTAGTTCACTCCATATACATAGACGCGGCCACCATTTAGTGTATCTGTTGCGCCGATTGTGATTGATGTAATAGCGGCAGAGCAGTCGTATTTTGCCGTGCCTGTTTGTGTGACTACATAGTTTGCACCAGCAGTATTTCCATCATTTGTAGTTGAAAACCAAGTAACGGCTATGTTGTCTGTACTGGTGTAGTTATAGACCCATATTTCTTGGTCCATTGAAGTGTCAAAACCAGCGGTGGAGTTCATTCTAGAACCCGTGATGATTTTAGTGTCGGCGTTAGTGCTTCCGCCCGCTAATGTTGAACCAATGTTTCTAATGTAGCCCCAACGATAATTCGCCCCGCTATCTCCATTCATTCTAAAAACGCAGTTATTACCACTTGCGTTTGCAACTGCATTTCTGACTGTAATAAAAAGATGTTTGTAAGTGCTAGGAATTGAACCAACTGTAGTGTCACCTGAAAGAGCAGTGCCACCAGCATTAAGCAAAGTAAAACCTTCGCTGCTTGCAGCCGTAGCCCATTTCAAGCCTGTAGAGGCTGTACTATCCGCCACAAGTATTTGATTATTGCTTCCCACAGGGAGGTTATCGAAGGTCGCTGATCCAGTGCCAACAATCAAATCACCTTTTGCTGTTATTTCAGTTGCCATTGAGTTTGTGACTGTGACTGTTCCCGATGTGCCACCGCCAGAAATACCAGTGCCAGCAGTAACGCCAGTGATGTCACCTGTGTCATTGTTGATCCAAGTAAAAGCCATATTGGTTGCAGAAGTCTTTGATAAGACTTGACCAGTTGTGCCGCCAAGTAGATATTGCATTGATGTATCAACGCCCTGTCCAAAGACGTTAAAGTCTGCTGGCAAGTCAGTGACAAGATCAGCAGAATTGGGCATGACCCAGCCGAAATAGGTTGTTGGATTAGCCATTTATTTTTCCTTTCATCATGAGACGATTGTAGCGTTTGCCCAATCTAATACTGGCGACACACTTGCCCATGTTTCCGATGGCGGAACATCAGCCCACTGCATCGCTTGGAGCGAATAAGCCAGTGGCGACATGAGCAAGGTGACATCTAGTTGATTGTAAGAGGCGCGGAATGTCCAGCCCTCGACAAAGCCTTGGAAGACTCCGGCAGACATATTTGACGGCAAATCATTGAGAGCTATTGGCTGACCCATAAACACATTGATAAGAGCGTCACGATCTGCATTGTCTAGCTCTGGATTGGTTAGTGCGTAAGTAATGGAGTCAAAGATTGGCTGAGGATAAGCTCTTAGTGCCAGATAGAACGCAGCTTGAGATGTTGCATCGGCAGCATGTTTGATTGTTGTTGTAATGATTTGAGCAAGGTCGCCATAGATTCCAATTGATGCCTGATCTGTGTCGCTGACCTGACTGGCCGAAAGTGTGCCGTAATTGATTGTGATGTCGTTTCTGACATCTCCTGCTCTTGTCTTAATGGTAATGCCTCGGCCTAAAGCTTGATTAGCAGTGAGGTCTGTGTATCCGTATGTCGCAAGATAAGTCGTGCGATGCGTACTGTCGCCATAGGATATTAGACCACTGGCGTCCTCGTATAAATAACCAAGTCCTGACGTGGCAAGAACTGAAACTAAGTCATAGATGACTGTGCGATTGGAGGCGCGTTGCGCCAACTCGTAGTTGCCTGGTGTGTCAATTTCTCCATAGCCTGTGTTCTGCGCGTTTGCCCATGTTTCCGTCGGATCATAAGCCGCCCACGTGAGAGCTGCCGGAACCTGTTGCCATTGATTAAAGAGCACCTGACCCAAAATGGTGGCAATCTGATTGCCATCAAAATCCTGATGCAAGACGCCATTTGTAAGAGCCTTTTGAAGCCTTGCTAGGGCTCCTAGAGCGGTGATGGTGACTTCTTGAGTATATGCGCTAGAGCCGACCTGCGAGACGCTTACGGCTATGTCCACGACTGATCCGCCGAAGATTGGCACATAAGCTGCCGCCGTGTCCTGCACTTCGATTGAGATGCTGTCGTTGATTTCATAAGGCAGCGCAGCTTGACCAAAGATGATAAGAGTGACCGAGCAATATCCGGCTTGAGCTTGTGCGTAGATATTCGTGCGCCCTGATGTGATGCTTAGATTGGCAAGAACCGAATCGGTGATGTCAGTGCCATCAATTTTGACGCGCCAGACTGGAGCCCACTGTGTCATTAGATTGCCTGAAGTGCGCCGGCTCCGCCAGTGCCACGAAAGAATGAATCATTGAGAACGTTTACGATTGTGCGAGCAGTGCCTTCGGCATCGATTGCCCCATTGACTGTCAGATTGATCCGCGCAGCGTTTTGAGAATCTGTAAAGCCACCTCCGCCCATAGCAGCTAAACGAGCCGCATTCTGAGAATCCGTAAATCCTCCGGCAATCGCTGCACCCATCGCCGCACTAGATACACCGCCGCCGCTTGTTGAACCGCCTGAAGATGAAGTAGATCCGCTTGAAGCCGGCGTAACGCTGATTGATGGCGCAGAGGGAGTAGTTATCTTAGGAATGTTAGGAGTTGAAACGCTGATTGATGGCGCAGAAATTTTAGGAATATCAGGCACGCCAGGAATGCGGCCGATTGTGTTGTTGTAAAGTCCAATCAAAGCGTTGATGCCAGCAACGGCTCCAGAAATCAATGTGTTTAGATAGCCAATCACGGCTCCAATTACATTGATGACACCTCCAGCAATATCTCCAATAACTTTGAATGCTCCGCCAATTCCGGAAACTAATACAGGAACAACGTATTTTTGGAGAAATCCAATAAATTCCATAAAACTTTCTTTATTATTTTCTATTGCATCTGTGATTGGCTTAAAGAAACCAGCAAATTTGCCGAGAGCCGGAACAACTTCGCTCACAATAAAATCCACTAATTTTTGAATAATTGGAAGCAGTTTGTAGCCAATAGTCTCTTTTGCTTCATCAAATGTGACTTTTAATCTATCCAAGCGACCTTGATAGGTTTCCGCATTGGCCGCAGCTGCGCCACCAAATAAATCCGTAAGTTTTGTCTGGACGTCAGTAAATGACATTGTTTTCAATTCGGCAGAAGATAATCCGATGCCTAGTTTTCCAAGCGCGGCAGTATTGCCATCGTATGCCTTGCCGATTGCATTAGCGACGGCCTCAAGCGGCTTGCCAGTAGATGTTGAGACATCAAGTGCAACCGAAAGAAGATCTTGAGCCTTGCTTAAATCTCCAGTGGAAAGCGCGATGCGCTGCAACGCCGGACGAAGTTTTTCGTCCGACACACCTGTTGCCAAAGACATTTTGAGAATCTGACTTTCAGTGGCCTTGATTTGTGCCTCTGTTGCACCCGTTGCAGACTTAAGAGCGTTGGCTAGTTTGACCTGTGCCGCTTCATCTTCAATCGCCGCCTTGACGCCATCGACTCCAATTTTGATTGCATAAGCAGCAGCAGCAGCGCCAGCAGCCGCGAAAGCCAGTCCTGCCTTCTTGCTAAATTCGCCCATCTTTGAAGAAGAATCATCAACGTCTCCATTGGCCTGAGCCAGCGATTTCTTGAGTTGATCTACATCAGCAAGAATCGAGAGCTTAAGTGTGCGCGATTGTCCGGCCATTTACCACTCCTTCAAGATTCGGTCGAAAGCATTTTCCCACTTGTCAATGATGTCTGGCTGGATTTCGCGTAGTGTCGGATAAATAAACCAGCCCTTAGATCCGCCGCGAATGCCACTGCCTGACCAGACTGGGAATTGCTTAAACTTGTTGGATCCGAACTCTGTACCGCCCCAGAGATCCTTTGTCGTGCCACCGCCAGAAAACTTTTGACCTACGAAACCGAAAGAGAGCTCGCCAATCTTGGAAGATTTCGACACACGGGAGCCACTGGCAATTCTGTCGGCGGCCTTGCCTCTGGTGACGGCCTTTTGCTGGATCTTGCCTTGAGCGAACTCTGCAAGAGCTGAGGATTCTCGTTTAGCTGCATCAGTAGCTTCTGTATCCATCGCCTTGAATGCGGCAGTAATGCGACGAAGATCTGCCTTGTCATAGGCAATCTCAACGTTGTCGCTCACTTTGTTTCTCCAGTATCTCGAAAGCCGTATAGATCTGCTCCGCCGTTGTCCATTCGCTCATCGGAATGCCTGTGGCTATTGCTAACTCCACAAGTATTCGATTTACGCTTCCGGCGGCGTAACTTTTGGGAGAACGTCACCGACTGTCACGTCGGCTACTGTTTCGCACCAAACTTCATAACCTTTAATTGGCTTGCCACCAGCTTCACGT